TCTTCACGCTCGATAACGCATGGTGATAAGGGTGCATCAGAACTCTCCTTCCATTTCGTCAACCTCGACAATGCGTCGGCAGCAATGCAACTTGATCTTGCCGGTTAGCACGTCGAGAGTGATGTCACCGTAGGAACCCTCGTTGATTTCCCACCCCGGTTCATTGCTAGACAAGAACGCATAAAACATATCGTCGATGATCTCGTCTATCGTGGCGCAGCGATCAACCGCAACCCATTCGTGCTGGGCGTTGTATCCATACCGCTTGTCCTCTGTCCCCGGCACGGGAGTCTTGCCGAAGTCAGGAGTAGCCGGCTCGTACTTGCAGTCCGTAATCGAGCCGTCGTCCCCCTCGCCATCGAACGACACGGCCACCTTGGCAATGCCGTGTTGCCGCAGAAAGTCACGCACTTGCGAGCGAGACTTCTCAAACTCCGTGTCCTCGGCAGCCCGTGCTGCCTTCAACCACGCCCCAAACTCGTTGAAATTATTCATTGCATTTCTCTTTAGTGATGATTGCCGTGCGACCCGCTACGCTGCGGGCCGGCTTATTGGCAGGAACCACAGGATCAACAACGCGAAACTCTGGACAGCCACAACGCTCGCAATGCGTGTTGGCAGCCTTGACTGCGTTACAGCGATTACACAAACGTTGCATGGTCACTCGTCCTCGAGACGAGCGATCACCATGCCGTCGATCCGCATGTCGCCACTCTCCTCGTCGATCTCGAACGTCATGTCGAACGCATTGAGAACACGATTGACGACCTCCTCGATTGAGGACTTGCAGCACTCGGGCGGCTCGTCGCCATTGACCACGCCAATAGTGACGGCGGTGACAAGAAGAATGGCCTCGGGCCTGGTGAGCCGCACGTTGGCGACGGGGATTTCTTGGTTATTCAAAGCAACCACAGGAGCCTCCTTGAGAAAAAGAAAACCCGGCCGCGGAGCATGGCTCTCCGCGGCCGGGCCTCACCCACCAGCCGACTACGTCGCCGGCTGGAATTGAACCCCGTTCATGGCGACCCTGGGGATGAACAAGGACTTGTCCCCGTCAACCTCGAACAGATCGCACTCGATGGTCTTGATGCCGTGAAACACGCTGTTCACGGCACGCCGAGTGGCACTGAACCGGAAGTAAAAGAACCCCGGCCGGCCACCAGTCTTGCGACCACGGGTGACCCCGCCCACACGGACGGAATAGCCACGCTCCCCGGCGCCAACCCTCCGAATCGTCCAGACTCCCTCGTCATCGACGGAGCCAACGACCCTGTCGGTGTCAGTCAAGCCCATCTTGACCGCCACCTTGGGATGCAGGCGAAGGTCAATCGCAACGCACCGCTTGCGCCACGACTTGCTCCCGCCGCCGCCCTCAACAACCGTAATGCGGAGGTCAGACAACTCCGCACTACCCAACTCCCGCCCAGCGGCGGGACAAAAATCCACGGACATAATGTCCTCCTTGGTGGGTGAAAAGACTGCGGCCACGAAGGAACACACGTCCTCCGTGGCCGCAGTCGAGCCTAATGTCAGAGTCAAATCCTTCTCGGGGTGGTCACCTCCATTAGCCAGTCTTGCGCTTGGGACGGCGGTCAACCACCAACTTCCGGTTGACCAGCCAGTCGTACAAGCAAGGGTAAGTCTTGTAAGAAACCCAGTTCACGAACGACCGCCAACTCACAGCCTCCTGGATGCTGCGACCACAGGGGGCCGTGTATTCCACAAGGGCAGCGACAAACTCCAGGTTCTTGAAGAACGTTGGAGCGGCGAGCGTCCCCTTGAAGATGCGGAACTCGATAGTCCGGTCGTTGGTCAGATTGAGAGCGACGTACCGATCACGGGTACGCTTGGCGTCCGTGACCTTCTTCTTCTCGATCCTGCCCCACCGATCCGAGCGACGGCCCGCCACACGCACCACGAACCGCTCGTTGAACGGGTCGTTGAGGAAACAAAGCAACTTGCCGATCTGCAACTCCGACAACGGGCGACGAGAGACGTGGATGTGCATGCCGCACCGTCCGTTCGTCCAACTCGACATCATCTTGCTCGGGTTGTTGGCAAAGAGCGACTGCCAGTTGCTCTTGTGATAGACCACACTGTCAGGCCGAGTCACGATCTCGAACCCACCCGAACCGAGCGAGCCGTCGGTCTTGAACACGCAGTAGTCCTTGGACAAGTGACGACGAGCGAACTCGGCAGCGGCGTAGGAATCACCATTGCGGCCCTCGACCTCCAGTTCGATGCCGAACAAGATGGGATCTCGGGAGCCAGGCCGCATACGATTGGCCGTCCTGTCCGAGTAGGACACGATCAACTGCGGCCGACGACTGCGGCAACGATCACACCGATAGGTGTCAGTGTTGTCGTCGTACGACACGTCGTCGTCCCACGACAACTCGTCGCACTCGTCACACCTGTTCGTGTGATTCTCCACGCAACCCTGGCACGCTGTTGCATCGCCATGGTTGACGGAGTGCGCATCGTCCTGGTGAACCGCGTCGCCGCAACAGTCGCAAGTGCAGCACTCGCCATCCAAGTACCACTGACCGTCTATTTCCGTGCAGTTGTCGAACCAGTCCCACTCGCCATCGGCACGTTGGACGAGGTCGTCCGTGTCCTGGTGGACGTACTCGCCATAGACGTTCTGAACGCACTCGTCAGCCGGCTGAAACGTGCCGTTCCAGTCTCGGACACAGTCAACAATGCGGCGCGACTCGCCATCGCCGCAAACCACCATCGTGATGTCAGTATCAGCGGGCATGGTCAGATGCTCTCCTGTGCAGAGTTGTTGCTCGACTTCTCGGCCAACTCGTACAACGAGTTCATGCCGTAGGTATCAACCCATTCATCCAGCGTGGACACGTCCCACCCGTCAGCGAGCAGGGCGTCGTAGACCATCTGGTCACGATCAGTGAGTTCGTCGTACACGTCGCTGTTGTCCGTGTCGTACTGCTCGAAGATGACCTCGGCCTCGGGGTCAACCGAAGAAGCAACCTCGTCACGCCACCAGTTGCCGTGGCTGGGCGGCGTCCACAACTTGGTGGAGCGGAAGCCCACGAACGAGGACTTCTCGTAACTGCGGTTCGAGAACCAGCAGTCGTTGTGCCAGTGGCCGAGGCTCGCGTTCCAGATGTTGAAGTCGCCGTCAGCACGCAAGAACACGAACTTGTTCGAGCCAATCGCGGCCTCGCCCAAGAACATCATGTCGCCGTGGTTGTAGAAATCCCGGTCACGCTCGGACATCGGGCCAAGGATGAGGTTGGCGTAATGCCAGGTGTCACTCTTGGTCTTGTCCTGATCGCAAGCGATGTCGAGGACGCCGTTGTGGATCAACACCAACTCGGGCGAGACATAGAACGGGTGGCAGTTGTCCTCGTCCTTCAGCCCGTGAGTAGCGAGGCGAAAGTGGATGACAGCCTGCTCGTTCGCATAAGGCTCGAAGGCCTCGCGGAATTGGTCGAAGGTGAACAGACCCTTGACCACCTGGAGAACGTCGTTGGACACGACGGCAAAGCCAGCCCCGTCTCGGTTGCTGGCAAAGCCCTCGGCTAGAGCGTCCCACTCCACTGTCTTGTTGGCGGGTTTGTAAATCGCAAGGCACATGATTGCTGGGTTCCTAAAGGGTGAGTGAGTCGCCGGGCTTTCGATCCCGGCCGACGAAAAGCCTTGCCCCCGGCCCAAACCCCAATGCTTGGGGCGCACTGCTTGGGGCGCCGGCCCATACCCTTGGCGCGCACTGCTAGTACGGCAGCCACAACACCCAAGAGATAGGGCGGCGGGCGACAAGAACGTGGGTACTAAGCCGCCGCTCTTGGTTCTTTAGCGAGGGGCGGGGGGCAAGGCTTTTTGTCGGCCGGCGACGGGATCGGCCAAGTCTTTACGGAGTTATTGCAATGTCCATCGAAGCAGACGGCCCCACGTTGATGGAGTTCACTGTCCGAGTCAGTGACTACCTCGCCAAAGAATATCCCGAGGTCAGCATGTTCATGTCCTCGCAAGAGATGTCGGAACACGCAGGCTTGTTGGTCAACCGCGTGGTCTTGTGGCACTTCACCCAAGGTGACTCGCCACAGGAGTGCTGCCACAGCGTGGCCAGCATTGTGAAAGACCGCTAATCAACTACCCATTTCAACAAGGAGCAAGAGATGTTTTACACAGTCAACAAGCCATGCAAATGGCACGACGGGAAACTCAACTTCTCGCTTAACGGCGATCCCGACATGGACTGGGAACTCTACGTCCACCAGGGCGAAGTGTGGCTGCGCTACAAGGGCGATGCTGGCGAAACAGGCTCGATCAACGTAGCGAAACTGCTGCGTGTGTTCGCCGCACTGTATGCCAACACGCTGGATTTGCTGGCCAATCCTCGCACGTTAGAAGACGTAGCCAAGGAGTTGCTACGCGAACACGCCTTGAACTTGTTGATGGGCGTGCCGGACGAGAACTACACACCAGTCGAGGAGGAGTGACGCATGTACACAGAAGAGTTCAGGGACACGCCCTATCACCGCGATGATTGCGGCCACAAGCCGCACGAATTCGTAGGCACAATCAAGTGGTGCAATCGGCAAACCCGAGAGTTTGTCTTGCTTGACGTGTATGTGTTCGACAGGCCAAGCGGAGCCAGCCATGTGTGCGTCCGACATGGAGAACATGGCGACTACGGCAGCATGCCATTAGTCGAGTACCTGAAAATAAAGGACGCCGACGATCCGGCATACGCAGTCAGTCGGTTCTTGCAAGACAAGGGAACGGTCAGATGGGCTAGACCCGAGTGAGTAACCAGCCCCGACTCTTCGCCCGCGTCTAGTGCGCAGCCCGCTTGTGTGTGGCCCCTCGTTATCCCCAAGTCCCCAAGGGCGGGGAGCGGGGGGCAAGGCTTTGTGTCGGTCGCCGTTGTCCCGGTGACCAGTTCAGTAACCACCAAGGGAGAGAGTTCCATGCAGACGTTTATCCCCATGTCCGAGGTTCTCAAGGCCATGGCCCATGATCGTGGCTACGACAAGGCTGGCCGGAAGCGTCGAGTCACCGTCAAGGACTTGATCAACCTGACCGACAAGCAGCGGGCCTCGTTGGCCAGCCGCATCTCGGAAACACCCGGCGACATCAAGTGTTCTTATCGTCGGCCGTGCTAGGACGAAACCGGGCTACGGCCCGGTCGCACCGTGTTGCGGTGCCTGACGAGTCCACCCCAAGGGAGACAAGTGATGCTCGCTCCACTCCAGGCCTTCGTTGTCATAGCGGCCATCGCCATAGTGGTCATGGCTGCAATAGGGGACGGGGAATAACAGCCCCGACTCCTCGCCCGCGTCTAGTGAAAAGGGCCGACAAGTCTCCAAGTTTCTCCAAGTCACCCTCGGCGGCGGGCCGGGGGCAAGGCTTTCTGGCCGACGACGGCACGGCCTTTCTCTGTCGTCAAGAGTTTCTAGAGGGTTTGAATCATGGCTAAGAAAACAGCGGTTGCTTCTGACGATGCTCTGATCGTGGTCAATGGAAAGACCATGACCGTGGCACAGGCCAGGGAAGTCATGGAGCGGAAGATGGCTTCCCAGAGGGAACCGGGTTGGTATCCCGATGAAGAGGGCGATGACTACAATTTCGCCATCGGGGAACGGATTCTCCCCGATGATGGTGGCACTGTCCGTTGGGAAATTCGTCCCGATGGATACATCAACTGCCACATTAACCTCCGTTTCCACCACAAGAAGCCGATCCCCGGTTTCGGTGGGAAGCGGAGTCGGTGGGTGGTCTACAAGGACTACTTCCGGGGTGCTAACTTCATCGAGGATCTGAAGAAGTGCTTCGGCTGGAGCGAAGCGGCGGAGAAGGCCAGGGTTTACAAGGCCAAGGCTTGACAAGCCGGCCGGTTCGGAGAAGCCCGTATCCCCCTTGGGGATACGGGCTTTTTTTATGCGCAGTTGGCGGCACTCTTTCGCCCCCCCACCACCAGGCTTCTGCCGGTTGGAACCATTCGCATACGCCAAAACCCCTGGAAAACAGGGCTTTTCTATTTGTCGAGGCCCCGACCCCCCCGCGGGCGTGCGCACCCACATATAGTCCCGCCCTTGGATTTTTTCCCGATTTGCAAACGGGGAAAATGCCACTGCTCGAACTGCCGTACCGCTGACAAAGGATTTGACACGGCCGCCACAATCGGGGCATGAGCGACGGCTGGATCGTGACCCTGGAGCCGTGGGAGTACGAACACGGGTTCAACGTGGGCATCCGGCGGTTTACGGCCAACTGGAGCCGGCCAGACGCCCCGCACTACCGCAGGGAGTTGATGGAGGAGGATCGCAAGGCCCAGGCGGCTGCGGCCCTCTGCGAACTCGCCGTGGCCAAGTACCTCAACCAATACTGGCACGCCTCCATCTGGCACTGCTCCGAGCAGCAGAAGTACCGAAAAATGCCAGACGTGGGCGAAAACATCGAGGTCAGGCGGGTCAGAACCCAGGGCGGGGTGACGGTCAGGCTCGGGGACGCCGGCAAGGTGATATGGGGCGCCCGCTGTGCGGATTCCGAGTACCGGACGATTGAACTCCTGGGGTGCGTGGCAGCCGATGCGGCCCTGCGTCTGTGTCGCGGCACCCACATCCTTGTCCCGATGGGCAACCTGACTAAGCCATGGAAGAACCTCTCGCCAGAATCCACCGGGTTTTCCGGGAAGAGTGCATCCGCCGGGGGACGTACCGACCTGACCCTGGCCTCTACGAAAGGGCGGTAGCCAAATGGAAAGCCGAGTGCAACCGACCGCCACGGAAGGTCGCCCGACGCAAGCACCCTCCGAAGGGGCACGCGGATTGACCGCCCGCGACCACTTCGCCGCTGCTGCAATGGCCGGGATGCTGGCACGGCCAGACATCGACGACGAGCCGCTGCCATGCCCGTACATCACCGGCACCGTGACGCGATACTGCACGCTGACGCCGTTCACGCTCACCGACGCGGAGCGGGAGGCGATAGCCGCCGGTCTGGGTGCGCTGGAGCGACTCTACGAGGATTCTCCGCCGATCAGCAAGCCAATCTACGAGCAGCACGCACCGACGCTGCGGGGGCTTCTGGAGCGGCTGAAGTGACTTTGCCCGCCGAACGCTCCCGCGCCGTCCTCCAGGCCCGCGCGTTTTTGACGCGGCTGGCGAACCCTTATGTGCCGGGCGGGATCAAGAGGATTCCGAAGGCCGTGAGGCAGGAGGCGTTGAGGGTGCTGCGGCACTACCCGATGGGCTTTGAGGTTGCAGACCCCCGGTCGTTTGACGAGCAGGCCGTGCAGGAGTGGTACGCCCGCTACGAACGGAGCGAAGGATGATTGAAGACTTCTCCGCCGTCACGGCGGCCATCGTGTTCTTCACCTACATCGCCGTGGACGTTCTCTATGCCCTCTACATCATGTGCGTCGAGGCCCGCCAACCGCTTGCTGCGGCGGGTATCTCAGCACTGCTGTACTCGCTCATGGCGTACGGAGTGATTACCTACTCCCACAATCCGCTGTATCTTGTTCCTTTGGCGTCCGGCGCCTTTGTCGGCACCTACCTGACCGTTCGGTTTCACGGCCGGAAGGAGAAGAAAGCATGAGTTACGAACTGGTGGATCGCCTGCGCGACCGGGCCTCGTCCTTCAAAACCCCAGACCCACTCCTGGAAGAGGCCGCCGACGAACTGGAGCGGCTGACCGAAGCCATGGGTGCGGTCGGCGAGGGCGACGACGAGGTCTTCTGGAAGGACAGCGAGGGCGTGGTCGCCTTGCTCTCCTCACGGGAGTGGATCATCCAGGCTTCGGCCGAACTGAATCGCCTGCGTGGCATCGTTGCCGACTACGCCGTGATCTGCGAGGAATCCTCGAAAGAGATTGCCGCGCTCCGGGCCGGATCGTGAACCGCCGCCCCGCTCGGTTCAGCCGGCCGGTTTGGGACGCAGCCTTCAGCGGCACGCACGCGCGCGAGGACTTACCAAAGGGCTTACCGCCGTTAGGCAGTTCTTGCACGGCCCGTTATAGTTCGAACGAGCGGCCGGGAGGCGGCCGCGAAAAACCAAAAACCAGAGAAAACCATGACGACGAAAAAGAAAAAGACGAAGTATGAGTGCCTGGGCGGCCCGCTCTGCGGACGGATGGAGTCGGGGCTGAAGAGCGAACTCGGCATCCCCTGCTTCGCCTACACTGACGACGACAACCGCAAGCACTTTTATCGGCTGGCACGCACGAAGGCCGGGGTGAAATACTGGCACTACCTCGGCATGCTGGGCCTGGACAAGAGCATCAAGCCGTGCCTGCGGCCCTCGCCGCACGACGCCTGACCGCTCTCGACAACTCGAAGCCGCCTCACCAGCGGCACGCACTCCGCCGGGTGGCTTACCCTTTCTCCACCCGGCGGAGTTTTTTTGTCCATAAACATGACAAACGACACGCCGCTGCGGCGGCCTAACCCCGGAAAGGGGGTGATCGAAGGCTATGGCGAAGAAGGCAAAGAAGGCCAAGGAAGGCCTCAAGCAGAAGTTCGAGAAGGCCTATGGCGAGATGCGAGGCAAGGCAGCGAAGGAGCGGCAGTCCCGCTCGAAATGCCCGTATGGGTGCAAGGGCGATTGTCAGTGCGGAAAATGAAATGGCCGACAATCCATCGACGTTCAGCCAATTCCAGCAATACGTCTGGGCGAGGCTCCCTCCCCGGCGTAACGCGGCTGGCCAGGAGTTGGTTGCCGATTTGGTGGCCCTGGCCGTTCAGGAGTGGCCTGTTGATGTATTGAGCCAGGCCGCTCCCGGTAGTGATGAGGAGCGAGAAGCCCTCGCCACGGTCATCGTGAGCATCAAGCGGCAGGCCGAGTTCATCTACGGGCAGAAGCGCTTTGCGAGCCTATGGTTCATCGCGTTGCAAATCCTCATCCCGATCATCGTCCGGGTCATTCTGGACTGGTGGCGCGAGCGCAAGGACAACCGCGCTCGGCTGATCCTGTGGCGTAGAAAGTGGCACGTCGATGGCGCCTAAACCAAAGCCTCGGCTTGCGCCGATCAAGGTGAAGCCTTCCGGCGGAATCACGGCGTGGCACGCCAGCCCCCATCAGTTCGACCAGTTTGACTCGCAGCACATCGGAACCGGCGAAGGCGCCCAAGCGTACGGCCATGGCCTATATTTCGCCGGGCGGCGCCCAACATCCGAGTGGTACTACAACAAGTTCGCCCACGACCACAGCGACTACGGCAGGCCCGAAGACGAATTCATTCTCGGCAATAGGACAGTCGCACACCGCAGGAACAGCGATGAACTCACCGGCCCAGAAGAGTTGGCGCTGGACATTATCCAGCGGGCGGCCATAGGCAGCGCCCAGCACCGCGATCCGATTCGGCTGAAGAACGACGCACTCAACGAGTATGCCCGGCGCCGCAAAGCGGTCGGAGCGTCAGTCGAAGCGCCCTTGATCAAGTTTCTTTCCCAGGGAGTGCAGTGGCCTCCGCGGGACGCGCATCTTTACAAGGTCAACATTGACGCCGAGCCAGGCGCAATGCTTAATTTGAACGCCCCCGTGTGGCAGCAGCCGCCTGGCGTTATGGACGCGGCGATTGGCGCGGACTTACTCAGCAGGGGGAAGAAAAAGCGGCTTGAAAAGGCCTTCAATAACCAATCGTCCGACGTGACGGGCGGGGACTTGTACCACTGGCTGGCCAACGGGGCGAGCCAATCGCTCGGCCCTGGAGTCCCACCGCGGTCGTGGGAGGCGCGCCAGCGGCTTGCCCACACCATGGCGACCGGGCAACTGCTCGCCAGTGGAGTTCCGGGCATCCGCTACCTAGACGGCATGTCGCGCTCTGGCCGCAACCGAGGCCGCGTGACGAGCGTTCGCACTCCGCCCGGCGAAAACTACGTCATGTTTCCCGGAACCGAGAAGTTGATTCGCATTATTCGGCGGTTCGGCTTCGTTCCGCCCGCCCTCTACGCATCCATGCAGGGCGACAACAACGAAGCCCAGGCCGGCATGATGGACTTCTTCCGCAAGGCCGCCACCGGCCAGCCGATGTCCCGACGCGATTTTCTGCGCGGGTCTGGTCAGGCCGCTGCTGCTGCTGGCGCTGCGAGGATTCCCGTGCCGGCTGGCGCAGGGGCAGTGCTGCCGGCGGCAACAGCACGGCTCGACCCAAGAGCGATTCTTCCGCCGGCATTTGAGGCAGGGTTTGCGCTACCAAATACCGGCGAACAAATAGTCATGCTCGACGGCGACGCAGTGCTATGGGGAGGCGACTTCTACGGACGCATGTCGCAAGAGCAAATGCTGGCGAATAAACTGATCTTGGAGCAGGCCAGAAAAGCAATGCCTGCCACTACTGATCGCCCCATGACATTCAATCACCTTACCGGCAAGTGGCACGAAGAGGCACTCCGCGCCCCAGTTCCGCCTGGCGGCGACCCAGACACATGGCAGAGGGTTTTCCTTAAGGCCGGAGAGAGGGCGCCAGACAATCACAATATGCTGCTAACCGAGAAGTATTGGCCCGAGGAGGTGTTGAGCAGCGCTTACGAAGGTGGCACGCTGACCTCTCCGCCCGGCTGGGCGCAGGCCGGCAAAACACGAAAGGCGCCGAAGGCATACCGAGGAGAGTCGCCAAAAACTTTGAAGGCCCCTGGAGACGCCATCGATAGGTATGAACAGGACTGGCGGGAAGATCGCATGGATTTGTTGGATTGGGAGCGACGGCAGGCCGACGGAACTAACGCCAAAGAGTTGGCAAAGTCTGACGAGGGGCGCCAGTTGCTGTTGGAATTGGGCATCGCCCCAGGCGGTCGCTACGAAGGTCAAGTGCCGGCGCTGTCTCCAGAAGCGAACGCCATGGGATCAAACATCGGCCTTCCTGGCGACGAGCCGACCGAGCGAGTGGGACGCATTCGCAAACTCCTGTCGGTTGGTGTTCCGATTGCCGCCGCTACCGGCATATCCACCATTGCACAAGCCGCGACTCCAGAGCAGGAGCAGGCCCGTCGCATGGACTTCCTCCGTGAAGCCATGCCGCCGCAGGGCTTCGAGGGCCGCAATCATCGCATCGCCGCCTTGCGTGAGTCTGGTGCGATCCCCGAGCCGCCGCCGACCGATCCTTTCGCCAGCGAGCGTGAGGCCGCGCGAGCCGAGTTGTCCTACAAGTTCCAGGCCAAGGGCATGGACAGGGACGTGGCCGAGTTGTACGCCACCCGAACGATGGAGTTGCAGAGGCCCACCATCTCGGCTCGGTACGTTCACGAAAACCTCGACAGCGACTATGACCCCAACGGCGCCCCGGTATCGCCGGCCTGGGTTCTTAATGCAATGAGCATGCAAATGGCACTGGCCGGTGCCGGGGATCAAAAAACGTTATTCAACAAGGCCGTGCGCAGCATGGCGGGCATGCCCGCGGAACAGGGGCCAAATGGTGAGGCGGACGAATACGCAGGGATGATTCGTCAGGCAGCCCTCCAGGCTATCGAACAGCACACACCGGAGGGGGCGTACAGCGACCGCAGCGGGATTCCGCAGGAGGAGTTCGACCGCCTCCAGGAGTCTCGAGGAGACAATGCCAACTTTGCTTATCCGAACAGGCTTCAAAAGAACTTCGACGCCCTGCGGCAGATCGAGTTGTTCACCGCTGGCGGCGATTTGGACGAGCGGGAAACGCCCGGCGGCAAGGTGATCCGTGGTATAGCCGACGCGCTATACGTCCAGCCGGGAATGGCGGCCGCGAACACGATGTCTCCGGGAATGGCCCCCGGAGCCTGGGCTTGGGGCGCCGCACCGGACATCAAGGGACGCCTTGCCCAGCCGGTGAGCGACGAGGTCGGCCGAGCAAGAGACGCCCTGGAGTGGTATCGGAACTCCGCCCCGCAGCAAGGCCCCTACCAGTCCTACCGTGACCCGGACACGAACAACGCCCGCTACCGCGCTTACAGCACCACGACGCCGACAGGGCTTTCAAGGGCCATGACGGACGCGGATCGCCGGTACGGGCGATACAGCCTGCCAACGCTTGCTTTCACTCAAAACCCAACGACGGGCAAGAGCAGCGAAATCGCCGACATTCGCCTGCACACGCGGCGGCCGGTTCCCATCATCCCGAGCGGCATGACGCCAGAAGAAGTCTCCCAGGCCGGTGACGCCATTCGGGACTACGACCAGAAGAGCGACGATTGGTTTGCGTCGGGGTATGCCAAGCGGATTGGCGACAATCCCACCCACTTCCAGAACTCGTTCTTCAATCTAGGCAGGAACTCGGGGGACATCGGGACGGCTGGATCGGTGGCTTTAGGCGGAGGCCTTGGCGCACTGCGAGGCGTTTTAACTGGCTCTGTTGTCCAAGGGGCAAAGGGGTTCGGCGCCGGCCTATTGGGCGAAGCATTTCAAGAAGGGCTGGAAGGCACTACTTACGACACCGCACTGACTGGGGCCTTTGGCGTAAATCCGTTCTCGAAGAAAGAAGACAACTCTCTCGCAGTCGGCCCGGACGGCAAGCCCGTCCAGCCATACGATCCGAAGTACGGAGCAACGGTCGACTCCAACTGGGAGCAGGCAAGGAAGGACATGGACTTCACCACCGGCCAGTGGGAAGCAACGCGGCGGAAAAATCCTCTTGATCGACGCTGACATACGGCATCCGAGCCTCCCCAAACTCTTGGGGCCGCCTGGAGGAAAGCCATGTCAGACGAAGTGCAGGAAGTCGAGTCGGTCGAAGTTGACGCAACCCCCGACGAATCCTCGGTAGTTGCAGATAACTCCCAAGGAATTGCAAGCGCCGAGCCGGCAGCAGCGCCGGCCCAGCAGGACGTGTGGAGTGCGTTCCGCGGCCTGCCCGAGTTCCAGGGCCAGGACGACACGGCCATCGCCCAGCGGCTCTACTCCGCCATGCAGCGGGAAGAATCCGCCGCCAGGGCTTTGCAGCAGTACCAGTCGATTATTCCGGTCGCTAGCGAGTACCTCTCCAACCGCGAGTTGTACGAGCAGTGGAAGTCGGCCCAGAACGCTCCGCAGCAGCCGCAGGCGCCGCAGTCCCAGGCCGCCCCGCAGCAGCAGCAGTCCTGGTGGAATCCGCCACAGGTCAAGGACTCCTACCGGCGTTACCTAACCCGCGACGAGTCTGGCCGGGAAGTCATCTCGCCCGACGCCCCGCTCGATGCCAAGGCCGCCCTCCAGGACTACATGGAATACCGGGCGAATTTCGCCCAGAAGTTCCTCGACAATCCCGAGCAGACCCTTGGCCCCATGGTCGAAAAGGTGGCCATGGAGCGGGCGCAAGCCCTTGTCGAGCAACGTTTTCAGCAGATGCAGAACGAGTCCCTGGTCAGCAATCTGGAGCAGCAAAACAAAGATTGGCTCTACGACCAACAGGGGCGTGTATCTGCGGAGGGCCTCGCAGTCCAGAAATATATACAGGACGCGAAGGCGTTAGGCATCAACGGCCCCCAAGCCCGTTGGGACTACGCCACTCGCATGGTTGAGCGGGACTTGCTCCTGGCCAACATGCAGCAGTGGCAACAGCCCCAGCAGGCACCGCAGGCACAAATGCCCGTCGCCCCGCAACCGCAGCCGACCGCGGCTCAGAAGAACATGGAGTACCTGCGACAGCAGGCCATGCGAACTCCGAGCCAGCGGCCGGCCGTGACAACCGACGCAAGAGTTCCCCCGAAGCCGATGACGTTTGAAGAGCGGCTGCTGGCCAGCGCTCAAGACCAAGGACTTCTCTGAACCTTTTTTGAGGAAGTAACAGAATGGCCTCGCCCACCGACTGGAGCCGCGTTATTGGGGTAACGATTGTCAATCATCTCCGCGAGGAGGAGTTGGCGACGTTCCGCAAGTTCAAGGTCTTCGCCATGCTGGAGTCGTCCGGCAACGTGGTGATGAACCAGTCGGGTCGAGGCTTTGACTGGAACGTGCGCTTCCGCAACGCGCCGGTCACTGGTAACACGGGCGACACTCCGCGTACCTTCAGCCGGGTCAACATGTGGAAGCGAGCATCCCTCCCTTGGAGGGGGTTTACGACCAGCGATGCGATTTATAGGCGCGAGATGCTCGAGAACCGCGGCCAGCAGGCGCTCGTTGACGTGGCGTCGAAGATGGCCGAGCGGCTGAAGGAGTCGCTTGAGCAGCACCTGTCGTACCAGCCCTACCGGGACGGCAACGCTGCCGGCGCGGAGAATGATTTCCACGGCATGGAGTCGTTCCTGGGCTTCACGGCCGACACCACGGTGAACGAGTCGAGTTCGTCGGTCGCTCTTGACCGCACTGGCCCCGGCAACACGGCCGACCGCTACGGCTTCCCGGATGACAACTACGCCGACCTCTCGACTCGGCTGGGATACTACGGTGGCGGCCGCATCGGCGGCGGCACTGGGACGTGGCCGAATGTGCCGGTTGATCCCGAACTGGATTTCTACAGCCCGGTGATCATCAACTACAACGCCACGTCCTTTGGCGCCCAGAACTGGAAGGCGAACTGCGTGTCGGCCCTCCGCGAGGGCATCCACCAGTGCAAGCGGAACGACACGAAGGAGAGCCAGATCGACATGGTTCTCCTCGACCGGCAGTTGTACATCCAGTTCCTCAACTCCTTCCAGCAGAGGGAGCGCATCATCATCTCCAAGGAGGACGGCCTCAATGGTGTCGAGATTTCGAGCGAGTACGCGGTGCCGACCGGCCGCGGCTACGGCTTCAGCATCGGCAACATGGAACTGCGGTGCCTTGAGAACCAGTTGATGGTGGCTGAAGGCCCCTTCTATTCGGAAGAGACGCAGTCCTATCGTTATGCCTGCTCGACCCTCGGGAACTTCCGTTTCCGTTCGCCGCGCAATTTCTTCGCCCTCGCCCCCATCACCGCCGCTGCCTGAGACAAGGAGACACGTTAGCATGTCGAGCATTTTCAGTGATCCGTTCTTCCGTCGTGGCACGACGCTGCTCGGTGGCGAAACCATCGAAGTCGATGGCAGCAACAAGCCGATTGCCGGTACCGAGATCGTCGGCCAGGTCAAGGTGTTCCAGGACGCGGTGCCAACCGGCATGGGCGAGCGCCGCAGCAACCGGCTCGTCTACTGCGTGGCGGCCCGCTACAAGGGTTCGAACGTGACGGACGCCTCGACGTTGGCCGGCGAGGTCTTTGCCTTCGACGCAACGGCGCCGCTGACCGAGTTCGCCACGTCGAACGCGAAGGCGACGGCCGCAAACGCCAACTCGGGGCTAATGCTCGGCGTGCTTGACGAGTACCTGACGGGTTCGCTCCGCGCGAACGACATTGTCTGGCTTGTGGTCAAGGGGCCGACGAGCATCAAGCAGACGGCTGCGGCGATCAACGCGGGCGTGGCGGTGCATGTATCGGGTACGGCCGGCTCGGTTTCCGCCGCCGCCGGGGCCGGTGCCAGCACGGTCGCCATTGGTCAGCAGATCGCCGGCAGCAATTCGGCTGCCGCGGTCGGCCTCACCCGCGTCAACCTCATGAGCAACTACGTCTGACGCTTCCATCTGCTGCAAGGTGGGCAAAAGCAGCCTGCGGGTGATCCCCGCAGGCTGTTATGCTTTACTGGCATGGACACCCGTACATGCTCTATCTGCGCTAACTCTTACCCCCTGGACAAGCAGCACTTCCGCTGGCGAGTTCAGGACGGGAAGGGGTACTTCACGGCCGAGTGCGTCCTGTGCCGCCGCAATGCCCGCAAGAAGGCCCAGGAGCGTAAGAAGCAGAAGCAGGATGCTTCGCTCCGCAAGGTCGAGGACGCGGGCGTACGGGCCTTCCTGGATGCCGTCACGAAGGGCGGGTCAAACGTCCCGCACTCGGCCGAAGTGATCGAGCGGGTATTCGACTACTTCGGCGGGGTGTCAGGGTTTTCTGCCGTCCTGGTCAAGCAGTACTGGGACAGCCCGGCGGGGAGTTCGGCCAGAAACAAGTTGCTGGAAACCATTTGCCGGCTGGTGTCCAAGAACGTTGACCAGGGCGGGGCCAAGAAGCCCGTGTCCCTGTGGACGGAGGAGGAACTGGAGCAGGAACTCAACAAGCGGTTCGAGCAAGCCGTAGCCGTAGTCACAGGAACAGTCATCCATGTCGAGCAAGCCCAAGTCGTCACCAGGCGGATCACCGCGCAAGAAGCGGAGCAGTCATCCGATCCAGCAGCCGCCGTCGCTGCCTACCGTGCCGACGCTGACCAAGTTCGAGCGGGACTCCCTCAAGGAGATTCAGGGGGAGTTGCGGGATCGCAAGTCCGAGGCCCTGCGGCTCTATAGGCCCAACGCAAACCAGGAAGCGATTCACGCTTGCAACGCGAGCGAAATCCTGGTGATCGGCGGCAATCGGTCTGGCAAGTCTCTTAGCACGTTCGTGGAGGACGCCCGGTGTGTGACCGGGCAAGATCCGTACGACAAGTACCCCAAAGAGAACGGCATCCTCGTTATTGTCGGAAAGGATTGGAAGCACATTGGCCTGACCGTAGTGCCGATGCTGTTTCGTCCGGGGGCGTTCAAGATCATCAAGGACGAACAGACAAAGGAGTGGCGGGCCTACAACCCACAAACCGACTCGCATCGCCGCGACGAGTGCCGCCCCGCCCCGCCGTTAATCCCCAAGCGGTTTATCAAGAAAACCAGTTGGGTTCTCAAGTCAGCCAACTACATGCAGTGCTGCACGCTGCACAACGGGTGGGAAATTCACTTCTTCTCCAGCGAAGGCGAGCCAGTTCAAGGCTTCCAATGTGACCGTGTCCACATTGACGAGGATATTAACAACGAGAATTGGGTGCCGGAACTCTTGGCCCGTATCGTTGACCGTCGTGGAAAATTCTGCTGGAGTGCGATGCCGCACTCGACCAATAACGCACTGCTTGGCCTGAAGGAGCGCGCCGACGCCAGCGAACAGGCCCTAGGCGACAAATCCAGCATCCGGCAGTTCAAACTCCGGTTTCTTGACAACCCCTACCTGGACGCCGCCGAGCAGAAAAAGAGTATCGAGCGATGGGCGGCCGTGGGCGAGGACGTGCTTCGCATGCGTGCGGAGGGTGACTTCATTACGGAC